CTTGTATACTGTAGGAAGATCTATATTTTCTTCTAGTGCTTCCTTATCTTCTGCCAATTCTGGCTTGTATTGTTGCATTGCAATTTGAACGCATTCCATAAGAAGGTTCATTGATTTTTCGTTATCATCTGCTACCTTTGCGATATCTTCAAACTTCTTCATAAATGGTCGAAGTAGTGATATCTTTAGTGGTCTTACCTTGATCTTTGTGCCATCGATCAGTGTTACTGTTTTTTCTTCAGTGGCGGTTGCCATTTATTCCTCCTTATAAGGTTTAGTTAATTATACCATAAATCAGGCTTATTTTTTCCTAATCGTAAACCTCATAATCAAGACCCATACCAATTCCAAACCCAGCCTTTTCTGCATTCTTTCCTTGTAGCGCAAGTATGTCTTTTCCATCTACAGCCTTACCGCCACTAAAAACTCTAGCCTTCATGTCTTCCCAAGCATTTTCTTTACCACTGGCCTTATCTAAATCAACACCCTGCATAGCAGCCAAAAACTTTTTCTGACCATAGTCAAGATCTCTTTTTACTTTAAGGGTTGCTACTATCTCTGGCATTGACATAGATGATTCTAGTTCATCATAGTCTTTCCAAATTCCCAGCAAAAATACCTCTGATTCTATCTCTGCTAAATCTAACTCATCCCAAGTAGAACCACTTTCTGTTGCCTGAGACTTTACTGGCTCTTCAGATTTTTCATTTATTTTGATTCCAGCAGAATAATCTAAAAGTTTATAGATTGTTGGCATGTCAATATTATCCTCTAATTGTTCTTGAGTTTTAATGCTTGGATAATATTGCCTCATTGTAATAGTTGCACACTTAGACAAATAGTTAATTGCTTCATCATCATTTTTTGCTAATTTCACATACTCAAAAGCAACCATAAACTGTCTTAGATATTTTATTTTTAATGGTGTAATAAATAACTCTGTACCATCTATAAGAGTTAAATAATCACTCTGATATACTTCTGTAGCCATTTATATAGTATACCAAACAGAAAGGCCCAACCCCGAAGGATTGAGCCTCTCATATATTAAGTTGTATTACGCTGGTACGTAAGTACGATCTACGATCTTTCCGTATGATGCGTTATCATTTGGAAGAAGGCGGAATGATACTTCGAACATTGTTGCTTCGTCACGCTTTGCTGCTACTGTAACATTTTCAATTGAAAGTGCACGGTATGCAACATAGATACGCTCAGCAGTAATGGAAGCGTCTCCAGTTCCTGGACCAACTGCTACTAAACCACGCTCAACTGGGACATCTCCGATGTCACCTGCTGAAAGTCTAAGGGTTGGGTTTGTTGAAACTATTTCTAGATCAGTTCCTTTTCCTGCTAAGGAAAATAGAAGATTTTCTAGTGTTGATTCTGCGAATGTAGTATTTAGGTTTACCTGCATGCCTTGCTTAAATAACTTAGCAACGTCAAGTACCTGGTCTACTGCTACCTCGCCGAAATCTGGTTGGAATTGAATTTCCAAACCATTCATTGTATATCCAACATTACGGAAGTCTGCGTCATCTGCAAGGGTATCCTTGTATGAGTCGCCTGTTACGTATGCTGGCATGTCTGCGTCTGCAAGTGCGCCTTCTTCATATGTGAAGAGTGCTGCTGCTCCAACGATAATATCGTTTGAACTACCACGTGTATATGCCATATATTTCACCTCTTTTTTCTTTATAGATTAAAGGGCTTGTTTCCTCATCTGTAATTATACAACCCTTTTATACAATACTTGTGTCTTGGTGATACTCAAAATCAATGATTATCTTGTTACCGCCATAGGTACGGGCTGTGCCAAAGTCAATAATATCTCTTACTTCTTCAAGTTGATATACTCTAAATCTGTGGAAGAAGAACTTGCAGTCCATTCCGTCTATTTGACCTTTGGACTTTGCCCACTTATTAATCTCTTCTGCCGTTTCATCTTCACGATCCATCAAGCGCAATACTGCTTCTTGAACACGAATCATTTGCTCTGTGACACCTTCTGCTGTTGCGTAAAAATAATAAAGAAGTTGCTCTTGCTTTATGTGTGGAAAAGATGACCTACGCATACGAACAAGTCTATCCCATGTTGCCATAACACCAGCATACGAATATCTTTCATCATTTACTACAATCCATTGTTCGGTTAACTCGTCTATAGATGTTGGCCTAGAAGGAAAAAATGGCATTGGAACTTCTGCTAATTCAATAATTTTTTCCTGAAGATATTTATTAATCCATAAAACTGGAGTATTAAATGTTGATGTTGATTCTGCCATTATGATACAGCCCCTGCATTTGCTACCCAGTCATGACCGATTTTTCTGCCAAGACTTCTTCCACCTCTTTTACCCGCTTTAATATTTTTCTTAAACACTTGTGGTTTTTTAAAGTGATCTTGTAATCCACTTGATCTTAAAAATGATTGCTTAAAATATATTCCAAAAAACTCATCTATAACTTTTTCAAACTGGCCCTTAGTCTGTCCTCCAGGACTATCAACTACGACACCATCTTTAGAATAAAACTCTTCACCATTTATTTCAAACCTAAGTGCATTAGCCTTTTTAGGAAGAATAGTTACAGAAACACCCTTTTCCATTATTGTTGCTTTATCATAAAATGGCACATTAGATCCATCTTTAATAGAAGATGACTGTTTTAATGCTGTACTAAATGTTATTCCAAGATTGTTTATTTTGTAATCTATGTCAAACAATCTTGCTTTTGGACTTCCTGACTTACCCCATTCATATATATGGTGAAGCAGTTCTGGTGTTACTCTTGCATTTACATCAACATACTGTGAAGCAAGTTCTACAATTTCTGGTCCAAGTCTTTCATAAAGTTTGCGCTTACCTGTTTGAACTCCTTCAAGAAATCCATAAGAATATTTAATAATATTGTCCATGTCTTTAATAAATGCCTTGTCGTCAAATTTTACTCTCATACATCTACCGCCTGATTTTCAGATCTACGTACTACTAAATTGTAATACTCAATGCCACCGAAGGGTCCTACAAATGGTTCTTGTGTTGCAATTTCAAAGATTGTAGATTTTCCTGCTCGTGGTCCTGCTGTTTCTGTATAAATATAATTACAATTTTTATCACGAACGTTTGTTAAAATAATGTTAGTTATTGAATGAGGAGCATCTAAACTTGAAATTCTTATGTCTGTTTTTACTCTACCAATAAGAGTTGTTTTTTGTGTAATATTTACATTTGGCTTTACTTCTTCATTCCCTGCTGTTCCTGCAGCATTAAAATTAGCAGCAATAGTTTTATCTAAAATCCATGTTTTTTTAACATTTCCATATGTGCCTTGCTCAACATTTGGATAATAAATGTCCGCTTGCATTGGAAATATAAAATCTGGCTCTTCGCATATCATTAAATTATCCCTGGCTTTACAATGGTCTTAACATATTTTTCTAGTATTTTATCTACCAAGAAATTGCCAGTACCGTCAAACATTGTTTTGTCAAACTGAATTTTAAATTGATCAGTGTTGTAGGCCGTTACATATCTTTTGTAGTAATCTAACTTTCCACACTTTAAGTCTTCTATTAAAAGTTTTTGTGCATACTCAATGTCTGCTGGAACTGTAATATACCCATAGTCAACAACAAATGTGTAGTCGTATCCTTGAGGAAAGCCAACACCCTCATATCCATAGTATCCAAGATCTCCTCTTCCTATTGGAAGGTTTGGGGCAGTTGATTCGTATCTGTTCATTTGTCCAGCATAAATTTTTTGAATTGCAGTTTTATCTGCTGTAATTACATACTCATATTTATTTGTATCTGGAGTCGATCTGTCATAAACTAGTTCGTTATTCTCATATACTTTAAACACTCTGTAAACTTTTTCCCATAGTGGGAAGTAATCTGAACCATTTCCAGTTCCAACTACTGTTACTTTTTTATTATAAAATCCTTCTGGTACAAATGTGTCAATTATTGATCTTGCAACTAATTCTAATTTTGTGTATTCAGCAATTTCAGATGCAGTTGTTCCTAATGTATTTGGATCTACGTATGGCCTAATTAGTTCATAAAACTCTTCGTAGATTAAAACTTCTGTATTGCTAACAATTTTAAAAAGTTCTACTCTATAATTATTGTCATATTTTCCAGGAAGAGAAATTTCTAAATTATCTCCTGTAGATGAATCTAAAAACTCTATATCTTGTACTGAAAGATCCGCCATATCTGTAACTCTTGCATAGATGTCTACATCGTTATACCCTGATGGTACAACAAAGTTTACTGCAATTGTTTCATATGGCGGAACTCTCAATATTTCCATGAATTACTTCCCGAATTCCTTAGCGACCTCTTCTGGGGTTGCTATGCGAATGTGTGAACGAGTAAGCCATTTTTCTGCTGCATTTTTTTCAACTATATTATAGCCACGGTAAACCTTGCCTACTTCTGACCATGTAACATTTTTTGTTGAGTAAATTGCTACTTTTTCTTTAACTTCAGTAGCCTTTGCACTCTTCTTTTTTGGGGATGCCTTTGGTGCTGTTGTTGCTCCAATAACTCCCTCTTCTACTGCGCCAAGTGCCTGAACTTCTTCAGGTGCCTCATATGCAGGTGCCTCAACTACTGCTTGAACTTCTTCTGCAATTGGAGTTTCTACAATAGGTTCTGCAACTGGCTCTTCAACAACTGGTGTTTCAAAAACTGGTGCTTCATATATTGTTTCTTCTACAATTGGATTTTCATTAATGTTTTCCATAATTCCTCCTTGTTAGTATTATATCATTATAAGTAATAAAGGGGAGTAAGAGCGTTAACTCCTACTCCCCCTAATTTTTACTGTTTACAGATTATGCATCTTCTGCAGCGTCTGCCCATGAGACAGCATCTTGTTCTTCCCATTGAATACCGAAGCGAACGAAGACTGTATATTCTACAGTGTCTTTCTTTGGCTTGTATTCACGGTTAACAGTGATATCTCTTTGGAATCCCCATACACGGTTCTGAGGGAATGTCAAGTCGACATATCCTGCAGGGTAGTATGGAACTTCCTGAACGTCAATTCCTAGAACACGTGTTGTACGTGCTCCACCGAATGTCTGTCCAGCGCCATCAAGGTATGCTTGACGGTTTGCAGCAGTACCTGCTGGACGGTTAGCAAATGCTTCTGCTACTGCGTCTGCAAGTGTACCGTTGTTCTTGATGATTCCTTGGAATGCATCTGTACCTGCGTAGAACTTAAGGTTTGACTTAAGTGCACGGTACTTACGTGGCATTGCAAGAATGATCTTCTGCATTGCGTCTGTTGACCATGTGTTATCTGCAACTGTTACAACTGCTTCATTTGCAAATCCATCAGTCTTAACACGGTTTACGAAACCTTCCATAATTGAAAGGAATGCGTCTGATCCTGTACCTGTTCCGTTGATTGCAAGGTCTTCGATATCATTACCGAAAGCGTTTGTCATCAAGCGAACGATGTGATCTTCTAATTGTGCACCTTCGATGTTATCTTCTAGTGCTTCTGCAGATACTTCCCAGTCAAGACGAATTTTCTTTGTAGTCAATTCAACCTTTGAGAATGATGCACCTGCGTTTGTGTAGTCGCCAACTGCTTGCGCTGCTGCACGAATTACACGCTCTCCAACGTTTACCTTTTCGAGTTCCATTGTATTGGCTCTCATAGTAACACGACGGCCATCTTGGGCGAGAATGGTAGCATCCCACACGTAGTCAATAAAACGACGTGCTTGCTCTGGACGTAGGATACCTGATCCAGCCTCACCTGAAGGATTTACTGCGTTTGCTCCAGCGTTTGATCCTGCTAGTGCTGTTGGGATATTACCCAATACACCACCATCAGTATAATTACCTGGTACGTTTGAACCTGCATCTGAACCTGAAGCAAATGCTCCTTGTCCTTGATACAAACCTGGTGTGGTTCCGCCTAGGTTACCTGAAGTACCTGGCTGGTTCTTTTCTATAATTTGTTCCGACATATTGTCACCTCCTGTGATTTTTTCTAAATGAATAGATCGGCTGTTTTGAGGAAACTACCGCCCCATAGGGATTTTTCAACCGTTTCAGGCTGATTCTGTACTATCTCGCCGAGATCGCCAGACTTTCGGAAAGCAGTGTCTTGCTCTACAAGTTCCACACGCTTACCAAATTC